CCCTGCAACGCATCAAGAACATCGAATCCCTGGCCAAGCAGTTCGAAAGCTTTGGTTTGGGCGACATGCCCGCGCAAGCGATCCGCAACGGCGTCAGCGCCGAGGATTTCACGAAGCAACTGATGGCACACGTCGCCCAGCGTGGCCAGGCCTGGACGCCTGAAATCGGCCTGAGCGCGCAGGAAGTGAAGCGCTACTCGATTGTCCGCGCCATCCGCGCCATGCTCGCCAACGACTGGTCCGGTGCCGGGCTCGAACGCGAGGCAAGCAACGCCTTTGCCGCCAAGGCCCAGCAAGCCGGCCTGCAGCGCCAGGCCGAGAACAGCTTTTTCTTGCCGATGGAAGTGCAACGGCGCGACCTGACCGTCGGCACGGCTTCCGCCGGCGGCAACATGGTCGCGACCACGCTGCGCCCGCAGGATTTTATTGACTTGCTGCGCAACGCAACCCTGCTCAAATCGCTCGGCGCCCGCACGCTCTCCGGCCTCGTCGGTAACGCCGACATCACCAAACAGACCGGCGCCGCGACCGGCTACTGGTTGTCGACGGAAGCCACCGCGATCACCGAGAGTCAGCAGACCATCGGCCTGCTCCAGCTGCGGCCGAAAGTGCTCGGTGCCTATACCGAAATTTCCCGCCTGCTGCTGCAGCAAAGCACGCCGGATGCTGACATGTTCGTCATGGAGGACCTGGCGCAAGTGCTCGGCGTCGCGCTCGACGCGGCCGGCATCAACGTCGGCGGCTCCGGCGCTCCGGTCGGCATCCTCGGAACCGGTTCGATCGGCGCCTTCACCGGCACCACCCTGGGCCTGGCCGCGCTGCTCGACGCGCAGGTCGACGTCGCCGGCGCCAATGCGCTGCACCCCGGATGCGCCTACCTGACCACCCCGACCGTCGCCAGCCTGCTCGCCCAGCGCCAGCGCTTTACCAGCACGGACACCCCGCTGTGGAAAGGCAACATCCTGGAAGGCGAAGTCCTTGGATTCCAGGCGCGCAGTACGAACCAGATGCCCGCCGCGACCGCGATTTTCGGAGACTTCCGCCAGGTCATTTTTGCCGAATGGGGCGCGCTCGAACTGGCCGCTAACCCCTACGCCAACTTCCCGGCAGGCATCACCGGCATCCGCGCCTTCCTGACTGCAGACGTCGGCGTGCGCATCGCCGGCGCCTTCTCGGCATCGAGCTCGATCACCTGATGAGCCGCAAAGCCATCCCCGCGGACACTGCTGGCGACGGGCAAGCGCCGCCAGCGCCTGTCCGCACCCCGCCGGCCGGCTTTGTCGAGTGCATCACCACTCGGCCAAGCTGGCAGGGCGGACAGCAGGTGCCCGTCGGCACGCCGGTCCTGCTTTCCAAATCCGACGCCAGCTACGCCGAATCGATTGGCCGCATCTGCCGCGTCACCGATTCCGAACCCGAACAACCGTGAGGTCCAACGATGCGAATACCTTTTTCTCTGCGGCCGATTTTGCTGCTGCTTGTGTTTTCGGTGCTGATGCTTTTCTCGGCATTCTCGATACCGCCGACGAACTCGCTTTCAACGCAGCGACCGCCACAACGCACACCCTTCGATATGCGCTGGGTCCGGTACTGGCGCATGGTGCTACGGGCACCGTGGCTGGCGTGGCATTCAAAGTCGCCGGCACGCCGGAGCAGGTCAGCGCCACTGACATGCGCGCTAATCTGGTAAAGGCCTGACCGCGTGATCTTCGACACCGAGACCGCCATCCTCGCCCGCCTGGCCGCAAAGTGCGCGCCAGGCAGCGTCTTGCTGGGGACGTTTGACCCGGTCGACGTGTCCGACGATGCCGCCTCGCCGGTGGTCGGAAAACTCACGCTGATGCAGATTTCCGCCGCGGGCGCCGTGCATGGCAGCGCGGCCGCCAGCGACCTCTACTACAGCTTTTCCGTGTATTGCGACGTCTACCGTGCGACCGCCGGGCAGAAAACCGCCGCGGCCGCGCTGCTTGAAGCCGCCGGAAACGCGCTCGTCGGCTGGGAATACGCCGGCCTGCGCACCCCGACGATGCAGACCGGCCAGCCCACAGAATTCGACGGCCGCCTGTTGCGGCTGTCAATTGGCTTTTCCATCCCGGCGTACTTCGTCGGCACCTGACACTAGGAGATCCCCACCATGGGTTCAGCATTCATTGGCAAAGCAAAGGTCCGGTTGGCCCTGTACAGCGCCGGCAGCACGTTCGAAAACCGCCCGTTCCGCTACCTTGAGAACGTCAGCGGATTCAGTTTTTCGTTTTCCGAAGAGGAAAAGAAGCTGCCCGATTACGCCTCTGCGGCTGGCGGTATCGACGCATCCGTGAAGCGCATCTCGGACGTGACCGGGAGTATCGACCTGCGGCACTTCTCGGCCGATAACCTCGCACTCGCGCTGTGGGGCACCACGGCCGTCCTGTCGGCGACGCCGATCGTCGGCGAGGCCGGCTACAAGATCGTGCCGCTGATGTTCATCCCGACCAAGCGCATGATCAACACCAGCGTCGCGCCGGTTGTCAAAAAAGGCGCCACCACCGTATTGGCCGATGACTACACGGTGTCCGCCGGCGGCATCACCATTGCCGCGACCATCACCACCGGCGGCGTATCGTCCGGCGATGCGATCACGATTGACTACACCCCACAAGCCAGCAATGATGTTCAGGCGCTGATATCAAGCGCCCCTGACGTTTCAATCCACGTCGAGGGCGTCAACGAGGTCGACGGAAAGACAATGTTGCTCAAAGTCTGGAAGGCCAAGCTTGGCGTCGCGCAGAATGTATCGCTGATCGGCGATGACTTCGGAACGCTGGCTATCTCTGTTGCCTTCCAAAAAGACGAAACCATCGTCACCGGCGGCAAGTCGCAATACTTTGAAATGCAGCAGGCCGCATGAAAACCGTGACCCTGCGCACCGGCAAAGGCGAGCACCTGACCTTCCACCAGGTCTGGGTGCGCGAGCTTACCGTCGCCGAGGTCCGCGAGTGGCTCAACGACAGCCAGGGCACCGGCTATCGCGACCCGATCCACGCGCTCGCCCTGCCGGAAATCGGCCTGGATGAGCTCGCGCGCATGACCGACCGCACCGCCAGCGAACTGGAGGCCTTCGCCCCCAGCGAACTGCAGCTGCTCGCCGACGCCGCGCGCGAACTCAACCCGTTTTTTTTTCGCCTGCAAAGCGCGCTCCAGATGGTGACGCGCGCGCATCTCGGCGAGACGGAGCCGCCGCCCTCGACCAGAACCTCTGCCGGCTCATCAGTGACCACGGACACGCCAACGTCCTGACGTACCCCTGGCGGCTTTACCTCGCCGCCATAGACGTCGCCAACGCGAGGAGCACACAGCATGGCTGACGCACAAACCCGAGTCGTCATCACCGGCGACCCGACCGGCGCCGTCAAGGCCATCAAGACCGTCGGCGCCGAACTTGGCGCCCTGCAAGCCATCTCTGCCAAGGCTTTCGCCCTGGGGGGTGGCTTTGTCGGCTCAGCCGTCGTTGCCGGCCTGGTGGCCATCACCAAGCAGGCCATTGACGCCGCCGACGCGCTCAACGAAATGGCCGAACGCACCGGCCTATCGGTAGAGTCCCTGGGCCGCCTGCAATACGCCGCCAAGCTCTCCGGCGTGGAATCGGACCAGCTCTCCAAGGCCCTGCAATCGCTATCGGTCGAAATCATCGCCGCCGGCAGCGGCTCAGCCGGCTCGATCGAAAAATTCAAATCCCTGGGCATCGCCGTCCGCGACACCGCAACCAAGGAAATCCGACCGACCAAGGACGTGCTGCTCGACGTCGCCGACGCCTTTGCCCTGCTGCCCGAGGGCGCCGCGCGCTCCGCCAAGGCTGCCGAACTATTCGGCGCCAAGCTCGGCACGGTCATGATTCCGTTTTTGACGCAAGGACGCGCCGGCATTGAGGCGCTGGGCGACGAGATCGAGCGCCTTGGCGGCTTGATGTCCGACGAGACCGCCAAGGCCGCCGCCGAATTCAACGACAACCTCGATCGCCTCAAGACGCTGTCGAGCAGTGCCGGCATTGCCCTGGCTAACGAGCTGGTCCCCGCACTCAACGCATTCATCAACCGCATTCTCGACCTGCGCCAGTCCAAGCTGTCGTTTGCTGATCTGCTGCTGGGCCAGTCCTACGCCGACAAATTCAAGACCGCCGCCGAAAACGTCGACATCATCACCGCCAAAATCGCCGAACTGCGCCGCGAGCAAGCGCAGGCCTCGGCGCAAGACAAAGCCGACTACAACGACCGCATCGCCCGGCAGGAAAGACTCCTCGACTACTACAGCCGCCAGGCGCAGCGCGAGAGCGGCGAAGACCCGCAGGCCGAAGCCGCCGCCGCAGCCAAGCGCATCGCCCTACAAACTCAGCTGCAGACCAAGCTCGCCGAACTCGAACGCCTGCGCCGCGTGGCTGCCGGCCAGGCCTCGGCAGACATCCTGCTCGACGAAGCCAAGAACACTGACGCGCGCATCAAGATTGCCGAAAAGCTGCGTGATGCCTGGGTCTCCGCGCTGCAGAAAGTCCGGCAGGAGTCCGCCAAGGCCACCGAAGACGCAAAAGCCCTCGCCGAATCCGCCGACAAGACGCGCCAAGCCGGCGCCGACAAAGCGCAGGACATCCGCCGCGGGCAAATGTCGGAAAGCGACCAGGCCTACCTTAACCAGCGCGACGCCACCGATTTCGCCGACCGCGCCACCACTGGCGCCCTAGAAGCTAAGCTCGCCGCCCAGCACGGCCGCACCGACGCCGCCGCCAAGCTCGCCGAACAGGCCCTGAAAGACGCTGAGCGCGCCAGCAAATACGCCGACAAGCTCGCCGCCCCGGAAGACCGCGCGCAAGCCACTGAGCGCATTGCCGAAGCGCAGGCCACCGCTATCGAGGCGCAGGCCAAGGTCAAAGAAAAGGAAGCGCAAAGCCTAGACGCCACCGCCGCCAAGCTCAAGTCGCAAGTCGACGAACTCGACACGCAGATTACCGACCTGAAAACCAAAGCCGCCGAAATCGCCGTGCAGGTCAAGATCGACGAAGCCATCGGCGCCATTGCGCAGATCCAGCAGCAGCTGGCCACGCTGCAGGACAAGACGGTGACGGTCACCGTCAATACTGTGAACACCGGCGGCGCCTCGGGAGACTTCGCCAACGGCGCATCCGGCGACTTCGGAGGCGGCGCTTCTGGAGAGTTTGCCGCCGGCGGCTACACCGGCCCCGGCGGCAAATGGGACCCGCGCGGCATCGTCCACGCCGGCGAATTCGTTGTTCGCTCGGAAGTGCTGCGGCAAAAAGGCGTCCTCTCCCTGCTCGATCGCCTCAACCGCTACGGCGCCGCCGCCCTGCCGGGCTTCGCGGACGGTGGCCTCGTCGGCCGTCTGGCCATCCCCTCGCTACGCTCCCCGCAGCCGGTAACCGAACGCATGGCCGCGACCTTCAATTTCCCCGGCCTCGGCAGCTACCGCGCCAGCCTCAGCGCCGACACCTTCGCGCAGTTGCAGCGCGACTTTCAGCGCGCAGCGTTGCAGAAAGGTGGCCGCGCATGAAAACCCTCAAAATCGGCAGCATCGAGATCCCCGCGCGGTCCTCGCTCGACCTCGAACAGACCTATGAGCCCCTGGGTGGCGAAACCATCCTGCGCACCCTATCGGGCGCCGGCATCAAGCAGGCCACCTGGCAAAAAACCCGCACCGTGATTTCTGGCGGGGGCTGGATTCCGCCAGGTCTTGCGCATCTCGACTACACCACGCAGCAGACCGTCGCCTGCATCGTGCCGCGCGCGCTGATCGCCAACGGCGCCCGCCAGGCCACGCTCCCCGCCGCGCGCCGGGCGGACACCGGCTTTGAGCCCTGGGGCTGGGCGATGATGGTCGACGGCAGCGTGATCGCCAGCGAGCTCACCGTCGTCTCGCACGTCGCCACCGTCGCCCCGGTTGCCGACGCCATCGGCTACCAGGTGCTGTATTACCCGCTGCTCACCTGCTGGCTCAGCCGCCCCAACGAAAGCGGCTCGCGCGGCGAGGCGACCTATCGCTGGGAACTGATCGCCGAGGAGGTTTGAGCATGACAAAACAACAAAGTGCTGTCCGTATGGGTCGACGTTGGCTGCTCGAAAGCTGGGATACAAAGCGCGAACGTTGGGTAGAAGAAGCCTGCTGGCACGACGGCGAAAATGCAAACGGAACGCCGCGCCGAGACCGAGCTTTTCTCGAAGCGCATGCCCTGGTAGATGCCGGGATTACTGCTCGCATATTTGATCTGTACGACCACACGGCACACAACTTTATTCCCCTGCGCCGCATAGGATAAACATCGCGATGCCCGACCCACACGAACTTCTGATCGCCCTGACCGCGCTCGCCATCGCAGTCTGGCTGCTCGCCTCGCGCGCCGCGTGTAACGCGGTCGGGATGCTATGAGCGAGACCTACGCCGCCACCTCCGGCAGTGGCGCCAGCGCCGGCATCTGGTCGGCGATCGTCACCGTCAACAGCGTCGACGTCTCCGCCCGCGTCGTCGGCGACATCCGCATCGATGCCGAAGAGGATAGCGCGCGCATCGCCGAACTCACCCTGCGCCCGGTCCCTGGCACCACGTTCGCCATTGCCGACTGGGTCGGTAAATCCCTGACCGTCGATATCGCCGACCTGTCGAGCGGCAGCGCCACCGATATCCAGCGCCTGTTCAGCGGCCTGATCGACACCCCCACGCTTAACCTCGATCTGCGGACCATCAGCATCCGCGCCACCGATAACCTGCAAAACGTGCTGGAAGCGCTCGACGCCGCCGCCATCGATGCCCTGATCCCCGACGGCTACCACTCGCCTGTGATTTTCGACCCTGCCGCCCGCGGCTGGTCGCGTGCGCAGGACCGCCTCTCGACCGTCCCGCAATCGCTCGACCTCACCCCGGCCGGCAGCCTGCGCGTCACCGATTGGGCGCCCGCCGTCTCGCCACATCTGTCGTTCACCGAAGCCCATGTGCTCGACGCCTCGATCGCCGTTTCGCTCACCAGCAGGCATCAGCTCGTCAATCGCGTCGATATCGACTTTGGCTATCGCTTCCCTCGCGTCAAGGCCGAGGGCTGGCCGCTGTCGTACAGCTACGTCGACGAGGGCAGTATCGACACCTTTGTCGACGGCAGCAACCAGTTTCTCACCCGCGCCGCCGTCGAAACCGCCATCCAGTCTGCCGGCGGCACCATCGAATCGATTACCTACACCGCGATGCCGACCAGCACCATCGGATCATGGACACCTGGCCCGTGGGATTACCTGCTATGCATGGGCTTTGACGCGGTAGTGTCTTTCGACTACGCGCAACTCATCGAGGAGCAGCACAGCATCACCGTTTCGGCGCCGAACGCCATCGCCGCCGTCGGCACCCTGCGCGACCGCATGAGTGGCGCCCTGGAGGGCGAATATCCGCCGATCCCGACCACCGAAGCGGCGATGCTGCTCTACCGCAACGCCATCAGCGGCATACCCCCGCAGGACACCGCGACGCCCACATCAGGCAGCACCACCGCCGCCAATGTCACGCTGACCACAGACACCGACCGCGATGCCGCCAATGCCGCCATGGAGACGCTGATCGCCGCCGCCAAGGTGAAAATCTGGGCCTCGCACCGCCGCAACGCGGTATCGGCCAGCGTCGCGCTCAATCCCGCCATCGACCTCGATCAGACCATCGATATCAGCGTCACCGGGCTGCACGCCCGCGGCAAATGCTCGCGCGTCGCGCACATCCTGTCTCCCGATTCCGGCAGCGCCACCAGCGAATTCTCGATCGCCATCTGTTCGGTTGCCGGGGTCGGCGTTTCGCATGCCGAGACCCCGACCACCGCCCCGGCCGGCTCGTCGCCATCGACCACCACGCTCAGCGGCTCCGCCACTGCCGACTACAACGCCGGCCCCACCGAAGACAAAATCCTGACCGTCACGTTTCCAGGTGTCGAAGCCGTCGAGCGCAACAAAGCCACCGTCGCCCTCGCCAGCAGCTACTCCGCGCCGCTGACCGAGGATATCCTGAGCATCACGCTATGAGCGCGCCGGAAAAGGTCGTAATCGGAGACTCGGAATTGTGGTGCGGGGATTGCCGGGATGTGCTGCCGGGGCTAGAGAAGGTCGATGCAGCGATTACTGATCCTCC